CACATATAAGCATCTCTGTGATGAATGCCCATTGGTTGAAAACGACCAGGATATACAGCTACGATTTTTCCTTTATTTGAATCTTCTTCATTAAAGATTTGGAGTTTTAGCTCTTTGATTATTTGTTCTATAAGTCTATTCATATTTTTACGGTTTAGTTGGCCAAATTATGTTGAAAGGATCTTGTTGTGATGTAATATCTCTTAGTTCTTGACGATATGTTTGCCATTCTATCTTCTTCTCTTCTGAAAGTGGTGAGTCAGATAACTGTGTCCAATCTGATTCTAATAGAAGTTCATTTCTTTGAACTCTTATATTTTCCCACATTTGATTTGTTTCTTGTTCTAGTTCCTGTTGTGTTTTTTCTCGAACTTGTTCGTACTGAACTACTTCGATTCCTTCAATAACAAACATCTGACCCGTCGTAATACTGTTGTTTGTTTTATTTGGGTTTGGAACAAAACGAACAGGAAACCATCCATAAGAACGTAACCTTTCGTCGTCTAATAGATAAAAATTAGAAACGTCTACCCAATTTTGTGGGAGTGGTCTTGGATAACCTTTTACTTCACCGTTTTCAACTTGTATGTAATCCACTTGAAATACCTCATAAACAAAAAGAGACATATCCTATAAATATGTCTCTTCGTAGATTACCATCAATAATACGACCCATCATCTATAACATCTTTCTTTTTTCGTAGAGCAGCAATACCTTGACCACGCCAATCTACATCAACGAGATCGTAGTATTTTAGAGTCATCTGATAATCAGGTCTGTTGAAGTCATGGATAAAAACAATTACATTCTCGTCTATCACTTCCCAAATTGATTTTGCACAATATTTTCTTGCTCTACCATCAATAAGAATCTTTGTGAACTTCAACCGCTTTTCTTTTGGGTAATTGATGTAGTCCTTGAATTGTTCATATCGGCAAGGAATTGGTTGTGGTGAGTGTGCAGCTATATGATGTAGTTCAATGTTTGATATACCATAAGCATCTATTACCTTACCCAACGAGTTTATCCAATCAATATCGTGCTCGATTGAGATTACTTTTGAAACAATACCTGACCAGTAAAGAGTTGAGTTACCACTTCCCCATTCAAGGAGAACATCATCGGGAGTTAGAAACTTCTCGATGAATTTATATTCCCACTCATTCATAAGTGGTCTGTATGACTCGAATTTATTAGAGGTTGTTATCATAGATGTCAAATACCTCCTTTACAACTTCATCAACTTCTGGAATGTAATCGTATAATGTCTTTCCTTCTGGAATTAGGTCAATTGTATCCGTGTGGAATTCTGTGTGACGAATTTCCAAGTCATCAAGAAGTAATCCTTTACGAAGTGCCTTTGTCTTGTAGTATTGAGTTCCGTTACGGAAAGGAAGAATATGATCTTCATGTTTACACGTTGGAATAGTGACAATCCAATTATCAAACGCACCAGCGATGTGAAGCGGTGAAGAGTCGTTGGTAAGAAGACAACGAGAAAGTGAAATAAGAGACATCAATTCACCCAATGTTGTTAGATCTCGAAGATCGATTCCGTCTTTTGGACATTGAATCGGAAGATAACCTTGATTTTCATCTATTGTTTTACCGATAAGAACTACTGTTAGTTTTTCGGAAAGTTTGTCTACAATCTTTTGCCACCAGTCTTGTGGAAGAGTTTTCGATGGCCACCATTTCCCTGCATGAACTACTATCGTGGGTTTATCTTTTTTCTTATTACTCAACATCTGTAAAACAGATAATGCGTCTTCTGCCTCTAATTTTAGTTTTATTGTTTTTTCTATATTCGGAATAGTTCTTTTTATCATTGACATAGATGCAAAATCAGTTGGGTGAAAAAGAACGTGGGACATTTTATGTTCTGACTTTTCATCTTCTGGACAAGTATACATTGTAATCACAGCATCATTTATACCATTCCATTCTTCATAATTCATAACAGGGCATGAAAGATGTTCAAAAAGACGAGGAAAATGTGAAACTACAAAAATATTTGCATCTGAATATAACTTTTGAGTATATCGAATTGCTGGTTCGGAACAAAGTTGATCTCCCATTCCAGCCGTAACTGAAATAAGAATATTTCTCTTATATTTGTAATTTGGTCTATCCGCCTTCCATTGTTCTATATCTTTTTTCATTACGTCCATTTGAATTTCTTTTGGTGCACCAGCATAGTGAACAATATAAGAATCAAGACGATTTATACCACAGAATCTATCGAGTATGTCCATTCGATTGAACTTGTAATCCAAATCGAACATTTCAACCTTATCGTTTAGAATACGAAGGTTGATATATGGTTGATCCGTTTCTACAAAATCTTGTCCCTTTGGAAGTTTGAATATATTCTTGTGAATACGGGAAATAACCATAACACCCGAATTGTAAAACTTCCCATTCCATGTTTTTAAAGGTTCTCCATAGTATTCAGATGCCTGTTCGAGAAACTCAAGTCTTGGAGTATATCTACCCTCATTGAACATACCCAATTTGTTTTCAGGAACAATTTCAAATAAGTTTGGTGTATCTTCACGGATAAGAATATCAATATCCAAGTAAAGAATTCGTTTGTATTTATTTAGGAGTTCGTGGATATGAAATTTATTCCACTTCTGTGTAATATATTGTGGATTAAACTCATTGATATTCAAATAGTCGGCACCAATCTTTTTTGCGTATGATTGAATTGATGGAGTCGTTAGTTTTCCAACTTCATTATAATGGTTGCCAATTGAAATAGTCAAAACTAATGTATCTTTTGTTTTCATAACCTACTTTTATTATTGAAACATAATTTATAATATACAACTTTTTTTTATAAACCACAAACTGATATTGGTGTTAGTATGGGAGTTGACCCATCACCTCTACCACCATAAACACTGGATCCCCATGCCCACATTTTTCCATATTGATCGATTGCTGCGGAATGAAAATCCAAAGAAGTTGCATATGGTCTATTTGCCGCAATTTCACAAAATGTTTTTGCTAATCCGGCTACTGCAACTGGTGTAGATTTTGCAATAGTTGTACCATCTCCTAATTGACCATCCGTATTATCGCCCCATGCCCAAAGTTTTCCATTTTTATCTATTGCTAAAGCAGAAAGATCACCAGTTGCTATTTTACAAAATGTTTTTGAACCATAAACTGATACCGGTGATGTGTATGCGGTCGTACTATTATTTCCCAATTGACCTAAACCATTATCACCCCACCCCCACACTTTACCATTTTTATCTATAGCCAATCCGTGAGTTGCCCCAATGGATATTTTACAAAAAGTTTTCAAAGCACCTGTAATTGAACGAGGGGTTCTTGTTGAAAGTGGAAGTGGCACTCCAAGTCTACCACCACTTCCCGCCCCCCACCCCCAAATTAGACCATTTTTATCTATTGCCATTGTTTGATTATTTTGAGAGGAAATTTCACAAAACGTTTTTGCTAATCCAGCTAATGCAACGGGCGTTCTTTTAGAAATAGAAGTATTATCTCCGAGTTGACCAGAGCCATTAAATCCCCAAGACCACACTTTCCCGTAATTATCAATTGCCGTGGCATGATAAACACCATCAGATATTTTACAGAAAGTTTTTGTGCCATAAATTGACGTTGGTGTAAATGCCGTACTAATCGTATTATTACCTAGTTGAGCATTACTATTGATTCCCCACCCCCATATTTTTCCATATTTATCGATTGCAAGGTTAAATGAATACCCGTTTACAATTTGACAAAATGTTTTTGTAGCACCTGCAATAGAAACTGGAGTATACTTATTTACACCTGTATTATCTCCGATTTGTCCAGAATCATTTAATCCCCATGTAAAAATTGCACCATTATTGGTGAGACCAATTCCATTTTGATTTCCAACAAATATTTTACAAAATGTTTTTGACGCCGTAACTGAAATTGGTGTGGTTTTTGGTTCTATATTTGAATTTGAAACAATCCCATATAAGTTATAACCCCATGTCCAAGTTTTTCCTTTATAATCAATTGCTATGTTGTGAAAATTACCGGCCCATATTTTACAAAACGTTTTAACTGTACCAAGAACTGACACAGGTGTTAGTTTGGATATTTGAGATGAATCGTTATTTCCAAGAACACCATATTTTCCATAACCCCATGACCATAGTCTTCCATTTCTGTCTATTGCAATAGTATGGGATGCACCACCTGATATTTCACAAAATGTCTTTGCGAGTCCACCAACAGACACGGGTGTTCTTTTAGAATTAGTGGTATTGTCACCGAGTTGGCCAGTTGTGTTGGCGCCCCATCCCCAAAGTCTTCCATTTTTATCTATGGCATGAGTGTGAACATTTCCGGCTGAAACTTTGCAAAATGTCTTTATAGTTCCAACCACAGACACTGGAGTGAGTCTTGATGTTATAGTATTATCACCAAGTTGTCCATTAGATTGTCTACCCCACGCCCACAATCTTCCATTTTTGTCTATTGCAACAGAGTGACTACCACCAACAGTAACTTTACAAAAAGTTTTTGTGCCATAAATAGATACAGGTGTAATTTGATTTGAAGTTGAATTATTTCCAAGTCGTCCAAACGATCCGGCGCCCCATGCCCACACTTTTCCATATTTATCAATCGCAAGATTATGATTTGCTAAATTTCCGTTTGATATTTCACAAAATGTTTTTGTAGTTCCTACAACTGATACTGGAGTACATCTACTTGTTGTGGTATTATCACCGAGTTGACCACTTGAATTTAATCCCCATCCCCAAACTCTTCCATTTTTGTCTAATCCGACGGAATGATAGAATCCTGCTAGTATTTTACAAAATGTTTTCGTTGTTCCTAAAACTGATGCGGGAGCAGTTCTATCTGTTATACTATTATCGCCGAGTTGACCGAACGCATTACTTCCCCATGTGAAAACTCTACCGGTATTTGCAAGATATACATTAAAATAATAACCGGCTGCAATAGATCCAAGAACCACAGGTGCCGGTGAATATGGTTTACCAACTAATACAATTGCTTTTTTTATAAATGGCATATCACTTTACCTTTACAAATTTTGACCACCAACAAATCCGTGCCAGTTTGTACCACCATCGAGTGTAACAAATGAAAACACATCTTTTTTACCGTTAGTGGATGTTAATAATGGAGAAGCACCAGCTGGCCACAAAATACTCCCACCCCATGTAACTGAACGCGGTGTTCCATCTGCAGTAAATATAAGTGTAAAAGCAGATGAACCTACAGTTTGAGTATTTGATATTGTAAGTGTTGTTATACTTGAATTTAAATTTACATAAAAAACACCCGCGGCACTCAAATCTAATGTGAGTGTACCAGCACTAATTGCAGCACTTGCACTTACTTCTGAAAGATTTCTTACACCATATGAGTCTCTTGACCAATTTGACATTATGTTACTCCTTATCCACTAACTTGGACAATATTAGTTACCGCATTCCAACGAATTGTTTTTGCAGCTTCACCTGTCACTCGTAGAACCAATCTACCACCAAGAGCAACTGCTGTTGCGTTCCAAGCAACTGTATCTTCTATGGCGGTTTGATTGACTGCGCCTACAAGAGCAACGCTCCCTGCATTATTATCAATTGCGCCTTGTAACCAATACGCCGCACTCTCATTATCGGCATCAGTTCTTCTTGCCACAAGAAATGTTGTAAACATCCAAGTTGTATCATTTGGCACAGCAAGTCCAGTTGGATTATTCCAAACATTGAATTGAAGTGATGTTTGGTTTCCATCCGATGTACTACCCGATGCATATACTCGATATTCTGGATAAGCACCTGTAAAGTCACCAAGTTGTGGTGTTGCTGCTATGAGTCCACCGTTGAATCCACCGATGACACCCGGTGCAAACATATGAGAACGAACAGACGTTCCTGTATCTTTCAGCACTATTTCAGTTTGTCCCCATTCACTTCCATTTGTATGAGATGTCCATACATAATCAAGGAAACCAACCGTTGTGTTTTCTGTTGTACTTGTTTCTGATTCAAATTCAATACCAACACCGAGACTTTGTGTTGCAGTTCCGGTGGTGTTATTTATGATATTTAGATTTCTTACGGATGCATTTGCAGTTGCAGTGCTAGATGAAACTGTAAGGATATTACCGGCAAATGTTAAATTTGCAGATGCAGTTGCCGCATTATTTGTACCGTCACTTATTATTAAACGACTACCACTTGCACTATTTATTGTGTTGAATCCTGTCCCTGATGTTCCTGATGAACCAGCTCCACCTGTTTGACCTGAACTTCCTGATGAGCCAGTTGAACCTGATGTTCCTGATGAACCAGCTCCACCTGTTTGACCTGAACTTCCTGATGAGCCAGTTGAACCAGATGAACCTGTTGAACCCGAACTTCCAGTTGAACCAGATGAACCGGCTGTACCAGATGAACCTGATGAACCCGATGAACCAGTTGAACCAGATGTTCCCGATGAACCAGTTGATCCAGATGTTCCTGATGAACCGGTTGAGCCAGATGAACCAGTTGAACCCGATGTTCCAGAAGAACCAGATGTTCCTCTTGTACCAGAGGATCCTGATGAACCCGATGAACCAGTTGAACCAGATGTTCCCGATGAACCGGTTGAGCCAGATGAACCAGTTGAACCAGATGTTCCCGATGAACCGGTTGAGCCAGATGAACCAGTTGAACCCGATGTTCCAGAAGAACCGGTTGAGCCAGATGTTCCTGATGAACCTGTTGATCCACTTGTTCCCGATGAACCTGTTGAGCCAGACGAACCAGTCGAACCAGATGTTCCAGAAGAACCAGATGTTCCTGATGAACCGGTTGAGCCAGACGAACCAGTCGAACCAGATGTTCCTGATGAACCAGAAGCACCAGCAGCTCCAGATGAACCTGAAGAACCTGATGTCCCTGAAGAGCCCGATTGTCCTGATGTTCCCGATGAACCGGCTCCAGCAACCCATGTTGCTCCGTCAGAACGATAAAGGTTGTTATCACCTGTGTTGTAATATATTGCACCAAGAATTGGAGATGGTGCAGTTGCAGCTCTTGGA